CTTTTCCATTTTCACCGGAACAAGAGAGCAAAAGCCATGACTAAGGCTCAACAGGGTCATAAACGGCCTCTGGAGGTCGTATCAGGGGCGATTAGAGATGAACAGAGAATAGTTCCCGCCACAGAGCGTCTAATTGGCTCAGGGACGCCTAGAATCCACTCTAGGCTCAACGATTTACCGTCTAAGGGCTTGGAAATCATCGATTTTGCCAGCCAGATAGGCGTAGATCTGATGCCGTGGCAGAAATTCGTCTTTGAACACGCGCTCAAGGTCAAGCCGGACGGTAGGTGGCATGCGCCTTTAGTGGTTGTTGTCGCAGCAAGACAGAATGGCAAAAGTACAATCATGGAGATGTCGATTCTGGCTCGTCTCTTTCTGTGGCAAGAATCGCTCCAGCTTGGATCAGCGCACGTTCTGACTACATCGCTGGAGACTTTCCGGCACGTGGTCAGCATCATCGAGAGCAACGAATCACTGGCGAAGCAAGTCAAGAAGATTCGATGGGCTCATGGATCCGAGGAGATTGAATTGATGTCCGGCGCTCGCTACGTCGTCAAGGCAGCTAATGCCGCAGCGCGTGGATTCGCTAAACCGGAAACCGTGTACATGGACGAGACGCGTCAGCTTAAAGACACCGAAGCCTGGTCAGCTATGCGCTATACGATGATGGCCGCTAAGAATCCGCAGCTCTGGACGTTTTCAAACGCCGGAGATCAACATTCCTTAATTCTCAATCAGTTACGCGAGCGCGGCATGGCTTCGGCTGCCGGTGGTAACGACGACATCGCCTATTTCGAATGGTCGGCCTATTCGGACAAGATTGAAGATGAAAAGAACTGGGTCGCGAGCAATCCGGCGCTAGGTCACACAATCCACGAGGACAATATCCGCGCCGTTCTTAACGATCCGCCGGATGTCGTCCAAACGGAGGTTCTCTGTCGCTGGGTCAATACAATCTCCGGAGCCATTCCAGTTAAAGAATGGGAGGAGTGTGGATCTGAGGAGATTGAACTCGATGTTGAGAAGATGACGTGGTTTGGCTTAGATCTGTCGCCGGATCGTAGAGATGGGGCATTGGTGGCCGCTCAGAAGAATCCAGACGACACTTTTAACATCAAACTGCTGCATACTTGGCATAATCCAATCTCGCTCGACGATAAGGCCATAGCCAATGACATCGCGCCGTATGCTCGCAAATATCCGCTTGAGTATGTCGCCTTTAGCAAGCGAACAAGCTCTGCCGTAGCTGCGAGACTTGCGCCAGCCGGCATTCCAGTCATAGACATTGATGGCGCACTTTACGGCCAGAGCTGCGACGAGCTTCTTGGAGCGATTACATCGAAAAGATTGATCCACGGAAAACAGGCGGAGTTGTCCAAGCAGATATTATCGGCCGTGAGATTACCAATGGGCGATGGCGGCTGGATCATCGGACGGCGCGCCTCTTCGGTCGCCGTTTGCGCTGCCGTGGCTTCGGCACTTGCCACACACTTTGCGACACGCCCAGAGATGGAGATAGACATTCTGGTCGGATAGATGTATAGCAAACCTTTAGACTTGCTCGCATGGGTCTATTCTCTCGCACAGTCACCACTGCGGCTCCGGCTGCGACTTCTGATATTGAGGCATCTCTGGCGCCTGTAAATGTCACCAGCTCGCTTTATAATATTTATGGCGTTGCCGGAATTACGGCATCTCGCGTTGAGTTTATGTCAGTTCCAACGTGTGCCAGAGCACGTAACATTATTTCATCCAGCGTCGCATCGATTCCGCTTAAAGTTCGCACTCGGGCAGATGGCGCTCGCGTTGAATCTCCACCAAAAGTAATTAATCAACCAGATCCGCGTGTTCCAGGATTTGCAACGTATGCGTGGCTGGCCGAAGATCTGCTTCTGTATGGTTATGGATACATGCGCATTCTTGACATTTATGCAGACACATATCGCATTCGCAGTGCAGAGCGCATAGATCCAACTCGCGTCACAATTAAAACAAACGCGCAAGGAACAGAGATTGATTATTACTGCGTAGATTCAATTCCAGTGCCATACGAAGGCGTCGGAAGTCTTGCCGTCTTTTACGGCGTAGATGAGGGCATTCTTAATCGTGCAGGTCGCACAATTAAAGCTGGTGCAGAATTAGAACGCGCTGCAACTATGTACGCGCGCGAGCCAGTTCCAACTATGGTCTTAAAATCTAATGGCACTGCACTTCCAGCAGATCGCATCGCAAAGCTTTTAGAATCTTGGGGGCAATCACGTCGCAATCGTTCAACTGCATTCTTGAACGCTGATGTGGAATTGCAAACACTTGGATTTGACCCAGAGAAGCTGCAACTCAATCAAGCTAGATCTTACGTTGCAACAGAATTAGCCAGAGTTACAGGTATTCCGGCTTACTACGTCGATGCAGAATCCGGATCTAGTATGACTTATTCAAACGCAACTTTGGCGCGTCAATCTTTGCTGGACTTCTCTTTGCGTCCAATTATGACTGCCATTGAAGAGCGTCTCTCAATGACTGGAATGGCTAATGATTTCGTGCCAGCATCACAGGAAGTCAAGTTCGATCTAGATGATTACTTGCGCGGATCAGCCAAAGAGCGCGCAGACGTGTACAAGATTCTCTATGACATCGGAGCTTTAACTTCCGATGAGATCCGACTAGAAGAGGAAATGATCCGATGAAAGAAACAAAGCCAACTCCGATGAATCTTGACTTTTCAATTAAGGTCGCGGCGACAGACTTTCCAAAGCGCGAAATCTCTGGACGCATTGTGACATGGAATGAACAAGGCTCGACATCAGCCGGATCAACAATGTTTAAGCCTGGCTCCATTACTTTTAGCGATACAACTAAATTGTTGCTTGAGCATCGCCGTGAATCTCCTATTGGATTTTTAAAGAGTTACGACGAAGATGAAGAAGGTATTTACGCCACATTTTCTATCGGCAAGACAACTGCTGGATCCGATGCTTTAGAAGAGGCATTCACTGGATTGCGCGATGGATTTAGTGTTGGCGTTCTAGCTGAGAAGTATAAGAACGTTGATGGCGTTCTAGTAATTAGCGCAAGCGCGCTTAAAGAAGTCTCACTGGTCACAGATCCAGCCATCGCCAGTGCGAAGGTTGCAGTCGCAGCTAGTGAGCCAGAAGATTCTGAATCCGATGTGGAAACAGAAGAACAAACTACCGAAGGAGATACGCAAGTGGAAACACCTACAGCCGTTCCAGAAGTCCCAGCCGAAACGGTTGAGGCTTCCAAAGTCGTACAGGCCGAGGCAGCTCGTCCTCTATATTTCACAACACCACGTTCACCAATCACAACACCTGGCTCATATCTTGAGCACACAATCAAGGCGGGACTTGGCAACGAAGATTCTCGTCAATACATCAAGTTCGCTGATGACAGCTTTACGACAAATCCAGCATTTTCACCGGTTTCATACGTTCGCGATGTAGCAACTAACACAAACGCAGATCGTCCAGTCATTGAAGCTTGCGGTGGAACACGTCCACTTAGCAGCTACGGAATGACGGTTTCCATTCCTAAAATCACTGCTAACTCAACTGCTGCAACAGTGGCAGAAGGCGGAGATCCAACAGGAACTACTGCGATTACCTCAGCCTATGTAAACGCCACAGTAATCAAGAAGGCCGGATTCCAGCGCTACAGTGTGGAGCTTCTTGACAGATCAGATCCAAGTTTCTATGACATTATGTTGCAGAATCTTCGCGATGCGTATGCTCAGGCAACAGATTCCTATGTAGTGGCTCAAATTACTGCTGGCGGAACTCAAGCAACTGCACAAGATGCAGATTCAGACGGAATCATTGGATTCGTATCAACAGAATCACCAGCCGTTTATACTGCAACAAAGCGCACTGCAAAGGCATTTGTTTCAGGTACTTCCATCTGGGGTCTATTACTCGGCGCAACTGATTCAACAGGCCGTCCAATTTACAACGCTGGAAATCCTATGAACAACGCAGGATCTGCGATGCCAACAAGTATTCGCGGAAACGTACTTGGACTTGATTACTATGTTGATCCAAATATGGTCTCAACATCAATCGATGAATCAGCATTCATTATCGAGCCACGTTCAATCGAAATCTTTGAATCTCCCGCTCTAACATTGGCCACAAACGTGCCAACAACTGGAGAAATCGAAGTCATGCTCTACGGATATATTGCAGCGCAAGCAACCTTTGCCGGTGGCCTACGTCGCTTCAATCTAACCTGATCCACTTAATCATGGGTCAGGTGCGCTCCCGTATCTGACCCAGCAGTCACGAAAGGACACAGAGATGCCAGCAATCATTACAGTCGCAAGTCTGCGGCAGGTTCTTGGCGTCTCTGTGTCTCTTTATTCTGATGCCTATCTTGAAGGCATTATTGATTCAGCCGAGCAGGTAATTCTGCCGCTATTAACTGCCAATCAAAACTCAGTCGCCGCCGTTTATCTTCAAAACAATGTTGCCTATTACATAACACAAAAGCCCAACACATTCGTGGCCGGTCAAAGTGTCGTGATCACAGGTTGCGTTCCAGCTACATTCAACGGAACGCTAACAGTCACTTCAAATTATTATGATCCATTTCCTTATTTACCTTTCGCATATCCGGCTCCATATTTCTATTTCACCTGCGCCATCACCAATGCAGACATCACATTCCGTCCGGTAATTCCTGGCGGCGTTGTTTATCTATCTGGGGCAGACGCGGCCACGCTCTACGCGAACACCGACGCAGTCGAACAGGCGGTCACCATCGTCAGCGTTGAGATATTCCAGAGCGTGGTCGCACCAGGTGGTCAAATCGAAGGCGTCGATTTTACGCCGTCACCATTTAGGATGGGACGATCACTTCAAAATCGCGTCATTGGCCTTTTAGGTAATTACATCGACGTTTCAACAATGGCCATGTGATGCCTACACCAACATCAATCGCTATCAACGTCAGAGGCACTCTTGCCACTGCTCTCTCTGGTGTTGTCGCTTCAGTTTATTCATCGCCTCCAGAGGCAGTCATTCCTCCAGCTTGCGTGATTGTTCCGGATTCGCCCTATTTAGAAACGACAACAATCGGCAAATCGCAGGTACGCGTGAAGATTAACTTTGTGGTCACTGCGGCCGTTGCTTACAACAACACGGCCGGAGCACTCGATAATCTTGAGCAGCTTATTATCAGCATCATCTCAGCGATGCCAGCAGGTTACGAAGTCGGAGACGTTCAACGTCCGACAATCCAATCGGTGGGCGCATCGAATCTACTAGTGGCGGATCTCGCGGTCAGCACTTACTACACACAACAGACAATCTAAGGAGATAGACAAATGCCAACAACTATCGTCACGGCGAGAGACCTCATTCTGACAATCGCAACCGTGAATTATGACGCACAAACAACGGCCGCTACTTTAGTGAACGCGCCGGTTATTACGACGTACCAGACCCTCGATGGAAAAGCTTACAAACACATCGATGATCAATGGACGCTCAACCTTGAGCTTCTTGCAGACTGGGGCGTTGCTTCATCACTCTTTGAAGCGATGTGGACTGCTGCTGATTCTGCTCCAAACACAACTTTGGCCGTGTCATTCACTGCCAGTACCGGCGCAGTTTTTACTTGTAACGTCTTTCCAGTATTTCCATCCGTTGGCGGCACTGCTCCAGAAGCACAGACAGATTCTTGGGCAATGCTAGTCGATGGCAAGCCAACAGAAACATTCAGTTAATCAATAGAAACGGGAGCACAGAATGAGACTACCAATCACAATCGAATACACGTCTGGCGAATTCGGCACTTACACTGCTCAGCCGCCGGAGTGGGCTAAGTGGGAACAAAAGACAGGCAGCACGATTTCGCAAGCGCAGGAGAAGATTGGAATCTCTGATCTTCTCTTCCTTGCGTGGCATGCAATGAAACGTGAAGCCGGTGGCAAGCCAATCAAGGGCTATGAAGTCTGGTGCGAAACAGTGGCCGATGTGACAGTCGGTGACGTTCTCCCAAAAGTTACGCCGCCGGAAGCGTAAATCGGATCCTTGTCGAGCTGGCAATAGCCACAGGCATTCCGATGAGCGAATGGACGACGGCGGAGCAGATCTATACGGCTTTCGAGATATTGGAGAAACAGAGTGAGCGACAACGTTGAAATTGCCTATGACAAGGCAGATCTTCGTCGCATTACTTCGGCATTCAAGGCTATGGATTCTGCAGCTACGGATGCAGCCAAAAGAGAATCCTCAGCTCTAGCAGAGTTCGCTCAAGGCAAGATTCAGCAGAAAGCCGTCACTAGGGGCAAGGCAGCCGACAGGATTGCCAGTGGCTCCCGTGTCTCTAAATCTTCCAAGATTGGTGAACTCTCGTTTGGCTTCGTAAGTCAAAAGTTCTCAGGCGGAGCAACGACGAAGGATCTGTGGGGCGGCACAGAATTCGGATCTAACAAGTTTAAACAATTCCCAGTCTGGTCAGGCACTACTGGACGCGGCTCAACCGGCTGGTTTATTTATCCGACACTCCGCGCAATCCAGCCAGAGATCATTGATAAGTGGGAAAATGCATTTAACCGAATCTTGAAGGAGTGGTAAATGGCCGGACAATCCCGCACACTCAAACTCTCGATTCTCGCTGATGTAGATCAACTCAAGAAGTCGCTGGCTCAAGCCAACGGAGACGTAGATAATTCTTCTTCCAAGATGGGCGAGTTTAGCAAGAAGGCTGGCATGGCATTTGCAGCCGCTGGAGCTGCTGCTGGAGCCTACGCCGTCAAGCTTGCAGTCGATGGTGTCAAAGCAGCGATTGAAGATGAAGCCGCACAAATCCGACTTGCCACTGCTCTAAAGAATGCAACTGGTGCAACGAATGAAATGATTGCATCGGTAGAGAAGCAGATTCTTAAGACGTCTCTAGCCACAGGTGTCGCAGACGATAAATTGCGTCCAGCCTTACAGAGGTTGTCTCTCTCGACCTCTGATGTCACAAAGGCTCAGGATCTTCTCAATCTTGCATTAGACATCTCTCAAGCGACCGGTAAGGGGCTAGATTCTGTTGCTAATGCACTAGGTCGCGCATACGATGGAAATACTGCATCTTTAGGCAAGTTAGGTATCGGACTATCGGCCGCAGAGCTTAAAGCGATGTCATTCGAAGAGACGCAGACCAGGCTTTCAGATCTATTCGGTGGCGCAGCAGCAGCTAACGCAGAGACATTCGCCGGACGCCTTGAGATTCTTAAAGTGACCTTTGATGAAGCCAAAGAATCAGTCGGTGCAAAGCTTCTGCCAATCATTCAGCAGCTTGTTGAGTTTGTGGTGAATCAAGTCGTTCCGGCACTTGGAAAGTTCGCTGATTTCTTTAAGCCAATCACTGACGCAATAAATAACAACAAAGAAACCTTCTCAGAGTTTATCGGCTTTATTCAAAAGTATGTCGTGCCGGTTCTGGTCACAGTCTTAGGCGGAGCTTTCAAGGTGGTCGGCGAGATTGCTGGCGGCGTTATCAATGTCATCGGTGCGGTCATCAAAGGATTGAACGGATTGATTGCCGGAGCCGTTGCTGGAATCAATGCTCTGATCCGTGTTTATAACTCAATTCCATTCTTGCCTAACGTCTCACAGATTTCAGCTCCACAAGTCAGCGTTCCAACAGTGACGATTCCAAAGACGACTACTGCAACACCTAGCATTCCTACAATCTCGGTTCCTAGTATTTCGGCATCAACTGGAACAGGATCTACTACTACTTCCGGCGGTGGCCTCTCATCAGCCGCATCAGGTGCGGTTCGCGTAGGTGGAGGCTTCACCGACTCACAGAATGCAGCTCGCTTAGCTGCTATGGGCGGAGGAGGATTTACGGATTCTCAGAACGCTGCGCGAATCAATGTGACAGTCAATGGCGCAATCGATGCCGAAGGCACGGCTCGCACAATCGTGAACGTGCTCAATGATTCCTTCTATCGTGGCACTGGCGGAGCCGGCGCACTTCAGGCCGTCTAATGACACAGTGGGCTCCAGAGTGGAAAGTCTTAATTGCAGGCATTGAATACACTGACGTCGTTCTAGCCAATCTTTCCATTACATCAGGGCGCACGAATATTTACACACAGGCTCAAGCCGGTTATTGCACTCTCAATCTCATCAATCTTGATCTTGCTGCTATTACTGCCGAAATCAATGACGCAGTTTCAATCCAAGTCAAAGACACGGCCGGAGCTTACGTGCCAATCTTTGGCGGATCTATTGTGGACGTTGCCGTGACAGTGTCGCAGACTGGGTCAGTATCAATTACTCAGGAAGTCACCATCACGGCTCTAGGAGCCCTTGCAAGGCTTCAGAAGGCCTTAACTCTGGGCGTCTTGTCTAAGGATTTTGACGGCGATCAGATTTATACAATCCTTGAGGATTTACTGGTCAATAACTGGTCAGAGGTTCCAGCAGCTCTGACATGGGCGACTTATACGCCAGCCACGGATACTTGGGCAGATGCAGAAAATACAGGGCTCGGAGATATAGATCGTCCAGGCAATTACGAATTAGCAGCTCGCGGATCTAATCAGACAGTCACTTGGAATCTGGTGGCAGACCTTGCGACTTCGGGTCTTGGTTATATCTACGAAGATGCCGAAGGCCAAATCTCTTATGCCGATTCGACTCATCGCTCTACTTATCTGGCCACGAATGGCTACACGGATCTTGATGCCAATCAAGCTCTAGCGCGTGGAATTAAGATACAGACTAAGGCCGGAGATATTCGCAACGACGTTGCTATCGTCTGGAAGTCTGGTATTGAGGAGGCAACCGACGCAGCTTCTATTGCACTCTATGGCAAGCTGGCACAACAGATCACAACATCTTTAGAACACGCAGCCGATGCCGAAGATCAAGCTAATTTCTATCTGACTCTCAGAGCCCAGCCACAGGCATTCCTAGAATCCATAACCTTTGCCCTGACCAATCCGGAGCTTGATAATGCTGATCGTGATGCTCTGATTAATGTCTTTATGGGTCAGCCAATCTCACTGGCCAATCTGCCGGCCAATATGCAATCGGGCAATTTCTTAGGATTCGTCGAAGGCTGGCGATTCCAAGCCTCTTTTAACGAATTGGCCATTACTCTACTGGTCTCGCCACTGCCGTTCTCACTTCAGGCGATGGCGTGGCAAGATGTGAGTGTCGCCGAAACCTTCAGCTCACTAAGCCCTACACTCGACTACGCGGACGCGTTAGTCGTCAATTAAGGAGAAACGATGGCAAATCCAACTACCTACTTCGGCTGGGTCATGCCGACGAGCAGTTCGCTCGTTACGAATCTCCCAGCCGATTTTAATACATTCGGACAAGGCGTTGATACGTCGCTGCAAGATTTACTTGGTGGCACAACTGGTCAAGTCTTATCAAAAGCTTCTGGAACGAATATGGACTTTACGTGGGTCACTCCTACGGATCAGACACCACTGACAACTAAAGGCGATTTATTCACTTTCACAACAGTAGACGCACGTCTGGGCGTTGGTACAAACGGTCAGTATTTGGTTGCTGATTCGACTGCATCAACTGGATTAGCCTGGGCTACGCCAGCCGCGACTGGCTTTGTAGGTGTCTCACTTACAAAGTCAGCAGCACAATCTATTCCAAATGCAACGGAAACTGTTGTTACATTTGACACAGAAGTCTTTGACACAGATGGATTTCATACTTCAACGGACGGCAAAATAACCGTGCCAAGCGGTAAAGCAGGCAAGTATTTAATTACAGCTCAAATAATGGTGAACTCAAGTGGTTCACAAACTCAAGGCGGTATGAGAAAAAATGGCACTGGCATTTTTACTTATTATAGCTCTACAACTGGCACTGCTTTAATGATGTTAGTGAATACCGTTGTTAATTTAGCCGTTGCAGATTATTTAGAAATCTTTGTTTATCAAGGTTCAGGTGTTGCCAAAGATGTCTTAGCAAATAGTTATACACCAAGTGCAACCGTGTTCAGCGCAACTTATTTAGGAGCATAAAAATGGGTTTATTCACACAAATAACAACTGTTTATCCAGAACTTACTGAAGAAGATTTCAGACCAATCACAGGATCTATTTTATTGCGCGAAGATGGCGATGGAATCCAATATATTTATTCTTGGAACTATTCAAAGCCAATTCCTAATGGATTAAAACTAGGCAAGTGAACCAATATCCAGAAGGCACTGCCGCACGGATCATCGAAGTCGCACTAGCTGAAGTCGGCACAGTCGAGACTGGCGAGAATCTGACAAAGTACGGCAAATTCACAAAGGCCGATGGATTGCCCTGGTGCGGATCCTTCTGCAACTGGGTCTTTCACACTGCCGGCGTCAAGATTCCATCAATGGTTTCAACGGCTGCCGGAGCTCATAAGATGAAAGAGCTTGGCCGATGGATTGAAAATAAGCCGCAGCTTGGAGATTTATGCTTTATGGACTTTCCACACGATGGCATTGATCGCATCAGTCACATCGGAATTGTTGTCAAGGTTGGCACAACAAGCGTTCTCTGCATCGAAGGCAACACCTCCGGAGATGGAGATCAACGCAACGGCGGAATGGTGATGGTAAAGCGTCGCTATATTGGCAAAGAGATTGTTGGTTTCGCTAGGCCGAAACTCGTAACCTATGCAGGAGAATATCCAGTGGTCGAGCCACTTCCACAGGCGAAGCCGAAAAAGGAGAAGAACAAATGACACAATTTAAGGCACTTGCGGCATCATGGGCTAGATCATCAGTGGCCGGAATGTTAGCCGTCTATATGACAGGCAATACAAATCCGAAAGATTTAGCGATGGGGCTTGTTGCTGGAATTATTCCGGTACTAGCTCGCTGGGCTAATCCGAACGACATTTCTTTCGGTCGCCAGAAGTGAGCGTGGGCGAATGGACGGCGGTCGGTGGGCTTGTTCTTGCGGTGCTGACTGCCATCTATTCGTCAATGAGGTTCATGGTGAAGTCGATCATGCGAGAGCTTTCACCGAATGGTGGGAACTCTCTCAAAGATCAAGTCTCTCGAATTGAGGCACGTTTAGATCAACTGATGCTGGAGATTGCTCTCAAGAAATAGACACGCCGACGTCAATCTTGAAATTGTCGGACATAGATGTCACTCTGTATCTGGGAGCATTCGACAAGGCTCCCACGGGAGCAAAAAATGACA